ATTAAAGGCGATGGTAAATCCGTCGAGACATCAGTTTGTGTGTGGATTCCCATATCAGTTATCAATTAAAGAAGGGTTGCTTGACCCGGAGTTAGTTGCCGACGAAATGGCCGAATCTGATTTCAGTGATATTAAATTTAGTATGGAAATGGAAGCTCTGTTTTACGGTTCCGCAGACGGGGCGTTTTTTGATTTTGATTCAATCTCAAAAAATAGAAAAATCAAATATCCTATGCTACCTGCACGTATTGCAAATAAATTAAACAACAGTCAAGCTGTACATATTCCTCCAAAGCAGCCCGGAGAAAAAAGACTTGTTTCTATAGACGTTGCTTTGATGTCAAGTAGAAAAAATAATAACGACGCTTCTGGTGTTTTTGTTAACCAACTATTACCTACAAAGGCTGGTAGGTTTATTAACAACATTATTTATACCGATTCAAATGAAGGCCTAAGAACTGAAGAAGAAGCACTTGTAGCTAGGAAACTTTATGACGAATTTCAGTGCGATTATATTGTATTGGATACAATGGGTATAGGGCTTGGTGTATACGACTGTCTTTCAAAAGATATGGTTGACCCTGAAACAGGAGAGGTATATCCGGCACTGTCTTGTTGTAATGATGCGGAAATGGCTTCCAGATGTGTTGTACAAAATGCTGAAAAGGCAATATGGTCTGTAAAGGCATCTGAGCGTTTTAATTCTGATATTGCGTATTTGTTACGTGAAGGATTTAGAAGTGGGCGTATTAGATTGCTTGTTAATGAATATGATGCAGACGAGTTTTTATCAGAACTTCGAGGATATCAATCATTAACTCCCGCAGAAAAGCTTGAGGTGCAAATGCCGTATATCTATACGTCATTACTTATAAATGAATTAGTAAATCTCCAGTATAAGGAAACTGGCGGTAAAAACGTAAAGGTTTTTGAAAAGTCCGGGATGCGTAAGGATAGATATTCAAGTTTAGCATACAACTACTATGTTGCTATTCAACTTGAAAATAAATATAACAAAAAGAAAAACAAAGATACTGTTGGTGTCGAGGATTTTATGGTTAGACCGCCTAAGTATCTATATAACAAATAAAAGGAAGGATGGTGATTAAGATAAGCGGTCAAACAAAAGCAAAACCTGTGGTGGCAAAACCGATTGTTTCTAGAAAAGAGTCGGATAATAAGCCAAATAAAAAAGATGATGTGCCTTTTGATTTTAATCTTCCTAGGGGATATACCGAGTTAGGCAAAATAATTTTACGTGATTTAAACAGAGCGGACTCTACGTCGTATGCGTTTACTAAGTTTACCAAAGATAATATTACAAAATTCCTAACCAACCCGTCTAGTAACGAGAAGCAGTTAAGAGAAGCTGTTAGGTATATTTACTGTGCAAGTTCGCATTTCAGAAGGTTAATTCAATACTTTGTTGGATTGTCTGATTTATCATATATCATCGAACCTTATAAAATAGACCCAGCCAAAGCTAACGTAAGGATAGTAAACAATAATTATCGTAAGGTGCTTAATGCGTTGTCGTCTATGAATATAAAGACACAGTGTCCTAAAATACTTACAACTTGTTTAAGAGAAGATGTATTTTACGGCACACTTTGGATTACTAAAGATAGTATTACAATACAACAGTTACCCAGTGACTATTGTAAGATATCTACCATTGAAGGTAATGTACCAAACGTAAGCTTTGACTTTTCTTATTTTAACGGTAAAGAATACTTGCTTAGTTATTATCCTGACGAGTTTACTACTAAGTATAACGAGATATATTTAACCAAGGATACTAAAAAGCGTAAAAAGTGGATTGAGCTTGACGCTCCAAATTCATTTGCTATTAAATGTAATACTGATATACCGAATTACGCAGTTCCTCCGTTTGCCGGAATACTGAGAGAGATTTACGATATTGAGGATTATAAACAATTAAAATTGACAAAGACTGCATTAGAAAATTACGCTATGTTGGTTATGAAGCTTCCGTTGAGTAAGGATGGAGACTGGGCTATTGACTTGGGTAAGGCAAAGGGCTTCTGGCAAAATTTAGATGCAGTCCTTCCAGAAGAAGTGGGTTCTGTTTTATCCCCTATGGATATTGACAAGATTAGTTTCGAACGTTCTAACACTGGAGATACGGATACGGTTGCACAATCTGAGCAGAACTTATTTACAGAGGCCGGTGTTTCTTCGCTGTTATTTAATAACGAGAAGGCTTCGGCAAACGCATTGCTTCTTTCTATTAAAGCAGACCAGTCTATAACATACGGTATAGTTAAAAGCATAGAAGATGCGTTTAATAGGTTTATACAGGCTCAATCATACGGGAAGAATTTTAAAATAACCTTTCTTGATGTTTCGCCTTATAACCGCAAAGAGATGGGAGACGCCTACCTTAAGGCAGCTTCCTATGGATTCCCGACCATTTCTGCATATGCGGCGTCTCAGGGAATTGGTCAGGCTGAGATAGATGGTATGAGTTTTCTTGAGGGTAAAGTACTGGGCTTACAGGATATGTTTATACCTGTAAGGAACTCAACACAAATGTCCTCAGAGGAGCTTAATGGGGATGGCGCAACCGACGAAGGCGGTGCGCCACAAAAAGATGATGGAGACCTTACCGACAGTGGCGAACAATCAAGGGAAGATAAAGATGATTGGGGTTAATGTCGGTGCCTAAAGAGGTGTCAAGATGGAAAATTTCATATATGTATTTGACAAAAAGTCGAGAGATGTATTG